GGTAACTGGTGCATCTTCAGGTGCATTTGAAGGCGCAGTAATGAGCGGAGATGCAATTGGTTATATGCTAAAACGTGATATGCGTATTGAAGAAGAAAGAAACGCTTCTAAAAGAGCTACTGAGTTCGTAGGAACTATGGCTTACGGCGTTAAAGAAATCTTCGACGTATACGGCGTTAAACTATTAGGTGATGCACAAATCAACTAATAACCAAAATTATACCCTTTGACAGGTATATTCTTTGAAGGGGCGGCTTAGGTCGCCCTTTCTCTTATACTTCTAAAATCCCCTAATATTAAGTGGTAATGCTACCAAACTACTAAATACATTTGTTAATTAATAATTTGGTGGTAGGAGAAGGACTTCTAGCACTTCTAAGGAGAAGGACTCTATGGCAATAACATTAGCCACAATTTCAGATATAGAATCATACGAGCCTGATATTACCAACTTTGGTATTCCAGATTTTGACGGTGAACTTGTAAAAGCACAACAAGATGTTTTTAGAGATTTACGCATTCAATGGTATCCAACTTATAGACATGGCCAATACGACATTAGCGTATTAACTTCAGGAACTATTGAACCTGATGAAGATTTATATACTGCAAGTCAACTAACCAGAGCCGCGTGTTATAATGCACTTGGTTTCCACATATACCCCAAATTAGCAAAATTTGAACCAGACGAAGATTTGTTTGAACGCAAAATGAAATTCTATAGAGAAGAATACGAGCGTGAATTCAGTTTAATTTTAAGAGATGGTGTAGAGTATGATGCGGATTCTAGTGGCACAGTTAGTGAGTCAGAAAAAGAAGCTACATATTTCCTACGCCTGAAAAGGTAGTAGTTCATGTCCAATAGAGAATTAGCAGTAAAAAATATTATTGATGTTCTTGGTGATATGAATCCACCTAGACCAGCATTTGTTACTAGAGAACCTTTTGATCTAGACAAATTAGCAATTACACAATTCCCTGCCGTATTAATAACTACAGGTAATGAAACCCGTGAAGATCAAGCCATGGGTGGATACAGACGCGGCATCATTGAAGTGAACATTAGAGGATTTGTGCGTTCAGATGGACGCTCAGGCTTTGTTCAAACAGTGGACGAAAAAAGAAACAACTTAATTGAACGAATTGAAGAAGCATTGAATGTTGATCGCACTAGAGAATTAGCTGGTGCAAGAGCCGCGACTACTCATGTTGCATCAATAGAAATTATTGATAGAACACCGCCACTAGGCGAGTTTAACATGATTGTTGAAGTGCATTATTCATTCACTAAAGGAGAACTATAATGGGTGTTCAAAAATACACACAAATGATAGACAATAACGGCCAAACTGTTTCTGTTGAACTAGGCCGTGTAAACAGGTTTCTTGGAGAGGGTTGGACTACATTAGATCAACCTAAACCAGAAAAAAAGTCACCACGCAGAGGTAGTAAGAATAAAATTACTGCTGATGCCCATGTGACTTCAAATGTTGTTGAAGAAGCAACGGAAGAAGAAGTTCATGTGCATGATGAAAATTGTGACCATGAATTAGATCAAATGATCGCTGAAGCAGATGCTTTAGAAAACAACGAAATGTCAACAAAGGAGGACTAGACTATGGCAACATTTACTGGAGAAAACGGTAAGGTAGATATCACAGCTGAAGATTCATTAGGATTTACAACTGTAGCAGAAGTTCGTTCTTGGACAGTGGAGCACACGAAAGATGTTATTGAAGACACAGTAATGGGCGACGCGGCAAGAACTTACAAAAGCGGCTTACATCAATTTACGGGATCAATGGAGGTTGTGTATGATTCAACTCATACAACTGCAACTGACGCATTTGATGCCTCAAATGATGGAGCATTAACGGTAGAATTCTACCCAGACGCATCAACAGGTCAAAAATTCAGCGGAAGTGTATTGGTAACAAGTGTATCAAGAACATCTTCTTATGACGACCTTGTTACTGCAACTGTAAACTTCCAAGGAAGCGGCGCACTTACAATTGGTGCTGTGTAATTGGAATGATACAGATTAGGTTACTAGGGACCAAAGAGGTGGTGAGAGAACTTGAAAAAGAAAAAGATCTTTTCATTGCCAGATTGGCACAAGATACATTGGAGGTCGCAAGACAAAATACTCCAATTGATAAGGGACAAGCAAGACGCGGTTGGCGCCTAGAAACACTTTTCAAACAGAAACGTGTTGTTAACCGTGTTCCCTACGCTGTCCATTTAGAAGAGGGCCATTCAAAACAAGCACCAAATGGTATATTAGGGCCTACCATGCGGGAGATATCAACAAGGAGATATACATGAGTAATGTAATGAACAATATCACAGGCCACTTCAAAGAAAAGTTGGCAGGTGGACTAAACAAGATTTCAGTTCCAGAATGGAAAACTGATGTCTATTATAAAGGTGCATATCCTTTTGCAGTTGAAAGCAAAATTATTGCACTACAACAAAAAGGACAGACTGTTGAAGCATTAGTTGAAAGTCTAATTTTAAAAGCATTGGATCCAGAAGGAAAACCAATGTTTGGTAAGTTTGACAAAACAACATTAATGAATGAAGCAGATCCTGCTACTTTGTTAAGAGTTTGTGCAGAGTTAAACAATGCAACTTCTGATTATGAGGAAGTAGCAAAAAACTAAAAGAGGACACTGAACTGCAACTAATAATGAGAGTTGCAGAGACCTTGCACAAAAGTATAGAAGAAGTTATACAAACTGTCAGTGTCCTGGAACTAAGAATGTGGTATGAATGGTTCATACTACAGCAGGATAAAAGTAAGGAGACTATAGGTGGCAACGCAAACAATAGAAATCCGCGCCGTAGATAAGACACAGGCTACGCTTGGTAAAGTCAATAGAAGTCTTGGCAACATTGATAAAAAAGCCAAAGACATTGGCGTATCGTTTGGTCAAATTGCCGCTCTAGCAGGAAGTGTTTTTGCAGGTTTAGGTTTGGCAAAGACTGCTTCAAGTCTTGTAAGAACAGGTAAGGAATTAGAAAATCTTAATGTAAGATTGAAGTTCTTATTTGGTAGTGCAACAGAAGGCGGAAAAGCATTTGACGAGATGGCAAAGTTTGCCTCTGAAGTCCCTTTTAGTCTAGAAGAAATCCAAAAAGGTGCAGGTGTTCTAAGTGTGGTCAGTAAAGATGCTGAAGAACTTAGTGACATTATGCGTATCACAGGTAATGTGGCGGCTGTCACAGGACTTGATTTTAAAACAGCTTCAGAACAAGTTCAAAGATCATTGAGTGCTGGTATAGCCAGTGCTGATTTGTTTAGAGAAAAAGGCGTTAGAGATATGCTTGGTTTCTCAGCTGGTGCAACAGTATCAGCAGAAGAAACAGCGGCGGCCTTTGAAAGAGTATTTGGGCCAGGCGGTAAGTTTGCAGGAGCAACGGATGCTCTAGCAGGCACATTGGAAGGAACACTTTCAATGATTGGTGATAAAGTATTCACCTTTAAGAAAACATTATTAGAAGCAGGTTTGTTTGATGCCTTAAAAATACAATTCTCAGAATTTGATAAACTGTTAGGCGAGAACGCCACAGCAATTAATAATGTTGCTACTATTATAGGCGACAAGTTAGGATTTGCTGTTTTCCAAGCGGCTGATTTTATTAAAGGTCTAAACATTAATATGCAGGATCTAATAGTTGGTGCCAAAGTAGCGGCGGCAGTATTAGGTGGTGCAGGATTAATTGCAATTCTCAAAGGTGTAACAGGCGGAGTTAAAAGTCTAACACTTGCAATGGCTAGAAATCCTTTAGGATTGTTAGCAGTAGCGGCCGCAAGTTTAATCACATACCTAAGCATGGAAAATGGCCTAGGCAGAACTATTGCACAGGTTAGTGCAGTAATGACAACACTTGGCGAAATTGCCGCAAGTGTGGCAAGATACTTCAAAAACCAATTAGGCAAAGTTTTAGATTTCTTAACAGGTGTGTTTGATAGATTTATTGATAGTGTTATTAGTGGTTATAATTCTATTGCTAGATTTATACCATTCTTAGACGAAGTAGAAACTAGTGGAGCCAAAGTAAGAGAAAGTATTAAGAGTCTTGCTGTTGAAGGTTTTGAAGTAGTTAAAACAGCAGTGGGTGATACTGCTGATGCAATAATTGAATATGTAAACACCAACGAACTTGCAAGTGGTGCAATGGCAGAAGCCAAAGCAATGCTAGAGTCGTTGACCAACAGTTGGAACGAAGCAGGAATTACATATGATGAGGCTAGTGTAGCACAAAGAAAACAATATGACGAATCACTTGCTACTGCAAAAGCATTACAAGCACAAAAAGATAAAGTTTTAGAATTAGCACAAGCACAAAGCAAAGCCGCTGAATCATCTAGAGAATTAGAATCACAGTTTATTAAACAAGCTGAGGCAATGATCAAAGCAAGTTCAAATCTTAGTGACGCAATGGTTGCCAAAGAAATTGAAAATTTAAACAAGGTTGCACAAACTGCAATCCAAATTCAAAAAAATAATCTAGCAGATAAGAAATTAACTGAAGAAGAATTTGCACAGAGTAAACTTGCTATTGAACAACAGCTACAAGAAGAAATAACAAAATTACAAGAAACTTCACTTAAACGTCAAGACGAAATGTATATGGCAAGTCTTGAAAAACGCCTAGCTCAAGGTCAAAGTGCTATTGCAACTGAGATGAGTGCTAAGGATAAAGAGTTCCTAGCAAGAAAAGGTGCTGAAGAAAAAACTGCAGAAATTACAAAAAATAGAATTGACTTTGAAAAGAAATCAGAATTAGAAAAAACACAGTTTGGTATTGGTCAAGCTAAAAACTTCTTTAGTGCATTAGGGCAACAGAATAAAAAGTTTTTTGCGGCACAGAAAGCATTTGCTATTGCAGAAGCAATCATTAACACATACCAAGGTGCAACCAAAGCACTAGCGACATATCCACCACCGTTTAACTTTATTGCGGCGGCGGCAACTGTGGCGGCAGGTTTTGCTCAAGTATCAGCAATCAGAGCACAAACAGCACAACGAGGTGGAACAATTATTGGCGGACAACCTGCAGTAGTAGGAGAAGATGGCGCTGAACTTATTGTTCCTAAACAAAGTTCAACAGTAATACCAAGAGAAGTAGCAGAGGCGGTTGAGGGCTTAGGCGGCGGTAATGGTGGTAGTGTAAATGTTAATTTTAACATTACCACCGTTGACGCAAGAGACTTTGATCAACTGTTAGTTGAAAGAAGAGGAACTATTGTTGGCATTATTAATAATGCTATGAATCAACGTGGCAAAAATGGAGTTACGGCGTAATGGCATACATAGGATATTTTCCTGTAAGTTTAGGATTTACAGGAGTTAATTTTAAACAACAAACAACAACCAAAAAAACTGTTACTGCAAGTGGTAGAACTGTTAGAGCAACCAATGCAACAACACTATGGCAAGGAACACTAAGTTTCCCTTCAACAACACCTGCAGAATTTAAAGCAATTCAGGCATTTGTTGCAAGATGTCAAGGTGGCTTAAATGAATTTGATATTATTATGCCAACTGTTAGTGATACTGTAAGTGGTTATCCAAGTCAAGTTACTTTTCCAAGTGCAGACGCGGCGGCTGGTGCAAACACAATCACAGTAACATCAGATGAAACAAGTGCAACAATTTTAAAAGCAGGTGATCTAATTCGCTTTCATAACCATGCAAAAGTATACATGGTTGAATCAGATGTAGCAACAGATGGTGCAGGTGCGGCAACAATTAATTTTCAACCAAGTTTAGTTACAGCAGTTGACAGTGATAGTGCAGGTGAACCTATTATTGTAAACCAAGTTCCGTTTAGAATGATCATTTCAACGGACTTACAAGAGTATGGTTATAATAACCAAGGTTTTGTAAATTTTGAAATAGATGTTCAGGAAGTATACTAATGGCAAGACTAACAGGGTCAAATACCAATAATGCGTTAGCAAGAAATGCTGTCGTCAGTTATCTATTATTAGATATCAATGGCACTTACTATACAGACGCACCCTATGACATTGTTTACAACGGCAACACATACCTTGCACAAGGTATTTTTTTAAGTATTACCACTGCTAATGAAACCAGTGACCTAACTATCACAAGTATTACAATCAATCTCAGTGCTTTAGACTCATCTACAGTTTCAACATTTGCTGTAAGCACTATTATCAACACAGATGTTGTAGTGCATAGAGCACTTGTAGATCAAACAGACAATAGTGTAATTGATGACAGCACAGGTGATGGACCTATACTAATTTTCCAAGGTAGAGTTAGTGGCTACCAAATTTCAGACAGTGACACAACTGCAGGCTTGGCACTACAAGTTGACAGTTTATTTTCAAACTTTGAAAAGGTTACTTGTCGCAGAACAAACCTACAAAACTTTCAAAGAGAATTTCCAACAGACTTTAGTATGGAATATTCACATGAAGCACTAACCGATGTGAGGTGGGGCAAAGTATAAGATGATTAGATTTTTTGAACCTTCAGATATTAACGGATTGGTTAGACTAGCAAGATACCACAGCAAAGAATTAGAACAAGATGGTGTGTTGCCAATTGATGATGTTTATTTGACACGCAACCTAAGAAAAATGTTAATGGATTCAAGTGTGCAATGTATAGTAGTAGAAAAAAATGATGAGATCATTGGCTATGCTATTTTTTACCTACACACTAAATTATGGAACCCAACACTATTTGGACAACTTGCATTCTTTTATATTTTAGAAGGCGAAAGAAACAAATACATTGCAGATCAATTATGGAGTGAAATAATTGCTGTATGCAAAAAGAATGGAGCACAGTTTTTTGAAAGCGACATTTGTGCATTTAACAATGAGTGGCAAGGCAGTGAAAATGCTATAAACAGAGCCTCAACATATTTTGAACACAAAAACGGTGACCACTGTGGTAACCATTACATACATAGGATATCAGCATAATGGGTGGCGTAATTAAAAAAATTGGTGAGTTTATAGGAAACATTGTAGAAAGTATTGTTGAATTTGTAGGCGATATTTTTAGTTTCATATTAGCACCATTTGGTATGCCAGATATGCCAGATCAGCCACAAGCGGATCAAGCGGCACAAGGTGTTACAATTAACAAACAAGGAACCAACCAAGCTATTCCTGTTGTCTATGGATACAGAAGATCAGGTGGTATTATTATTCACGCAGAAACAGGATCAACCAACAATCAATATCTTTGGGTTGTATGGGCAATCGCTGAAGGAGAAATCCAAGGCATCAAAAGAATTTTAGTTGATGACATTGAAATACCTTTACCAAATGAATATTCTAATTTTAAAGCAGGTGGCTTTTATGCTGATGGTTTAAGATATGATGTTCCTAAGGATAGATTCAAAGGCAGAATGTTATTTCAATGTTTTTACGGAGGATCTAACAACACAGCAACACCTAGTGTTATGTCAGATGCACCATTGTGGCCTCAGAAAAACAGAACAATGCCTGGAGTTGCTTATGTAGCCGCAAGGTTTGAATGGAAAGAAATTAAAACACAAGAAGACGCAAACAACAATCCTTTCAAAGGCGGTATTCCTAAATTGCAGTTTGACCTTTGTGGTAAATTGATTTACAATGCAAGATCAGCACCTGTGGTAGGTGCATTAGACTTGCCTAATGATTATGATAATTTACCCAAGGCTTATAACACAAACCCTGCAAACTGTTTGCTAGACTATCTCATGTCGCCACGCCATGGTGCAGGTATTCCTAAAGAACAAATTAACGCACACAGTTTCTATATTGCGGCAACTAAGTATGATCAAACAGTAACCTATAATAATAAATTTACAGGTAAAGCACTATCTACCAATGCTGTAATAGATACCAATACTAAAATATTAGACAATGCAAAATTATTGATTGCAGGTGGTAGAGGTATTATGCCTTACATCCAAGGCAGATACAAATTAAAAGTA